ACCAGAAAAAGTGATGGTGTAACTCGCAGCGCCAATCGTTGAGGTCCGACTGATATTGCTCGTTTTCATCAGTGCCTCTCCAGTTGCTGAGTAGGTCACTGAGTTGTAGACAATATCCTTATGTGAGTCCGTTACTTTGAACGACGCACCGCCTGGGAAGTTCGCTAAGATCGCCGCCCTGTAGTGGTTACTCTCCAGGGCGTTCTGAACCTCAGTAGTCAAGCTAATCATTTAATCCTCCTAGACAAAGGCTGACTGAGAATTTTCGGCTGCAAGGTTACGCATCATCATTCGAAGGTCAGGCATACGCTGGTTAAGTGCTTGCACGACCATGTCAGGGTCTGAGACCCCATTCACTTGAAGCGTGAGGTTTGGCTGAACCATTGACCGAGCGTTGTTTGCATCGGCTAGGTACTGAGTCAGATCGCGGTTCACTCGCGTCGATACAACTCGCTCACCACGCTGGAGCATGTAGGTTCCAGTCGATGGTAACGAGTCCATACCGTCGTGAGCCTGGCCTTGAGCCATGATGTCTCGAAGAACCAAAGCAGTCTGTGCAGTCACCAGAGCAACGCCTGGTAGGTTTGCTGGGAATGGATACGAACCCCAGGCATCCATGATCGCCTTTCCTTGCATCATGATCGCTTCGCGGATCATCAAAGCTCTTCTCACTGCCGCAAGCTTCTTGCTCTTTTGAGCACCAGCCGCTAATACGTCATCCCACGTTTTGTACTTGTCGATCATGGCCGACACACTGGCTTTGATAGAGTCTGAAAGTTCTCGCCAGGACTTCTTGATCATATCGACCATTGCTATCGTGGCAGTCGCCATGGTCATACACATCTGGTCGTACCACTCGCCAGGAGCGCCTTGTGCCTCACCACCTGCATCTGGATCAAGCTCGCCAGTCATTAGCTTCCAGAACCTAGAGATCTCTGGGCTGGCCTCGAGGATCTTGTTTTTAATCTGATCGACTGTCAGACCAAATCGCTCGCCAAGGTTTTGCAGAACTTCACCGTTTCCGATCCACTCCATCAATGTTCCCGCAGGGCCAGTGACTGGATCAAAAGTCTCTTTGGCTTTATCAGCGAGTTGAGACAGGAAGCTGGGTAGATCTTGAGTGATGGCGTCTATGCCCTGGTTCATTGACTTACCGAACTCTTGTCCCCAAACGCTCATAAACTTTGACAAAGAGTTACCAGCTTCGTTCTCTAAATCTTCGGCTCCTTTTCTGACTTTAGCTTGAGCCGCTTCCAGGGCTGCAATCTGTGCATCGAGCGCAGCCGTGCCGCCAAACTTAGGTTCGAAACCTACAGCTTCATCCATAGAGTCGAGCCATCTCTGAAACTTGACCCATAGTATTTTGATGTTGTCGAGGCTGGCCATGACACGCTGAGTTAAAGCGTCCATGTATGAACCACCAGCTTCTGAAAGGTGCTTAAAGCCTTTGATGGCACCTGTCATAGACGAGTACACCATCCAAAAGAGTGAAGCCAAAAGAGCTACTTTTGTAGCTATTACTACAAACGTAACGGCCAAAGGTGCTAAAGCAACAGCTAACGCTGATAATTTGGTGAGCAAAAGAACAATAACTCTGCCCCCTAGCCACAAAAGCCACTTACCAAGCAGGACAGTGACTGTGATCAGAGAGCCAACTGCGGTGATCGCGCTCCAGATTCCCAACGCTACCCACGCAACAAAAGCGACAATTAGCCTGGTCACCAGAATGGTTGCCAAACTTCCAACCGCCAACGTGACAATATGTATGTTTTCGGCAAGCTTTAGAATTACTCGAGCAGCTTTGTCGGAAACACCGTAGACCGTATCGATTCGATCTACCATTTCCGCGAACGAGTTACTCATTATCGTTCTTGCTTGCCCAAGCGTCATTCTCATCTTGGCGATTGCCTGGTTGGTTTCATCGAGGCGGCCAACCAGGATCGGTAAAATACGCTCAGCCGTTAGACCACCCGCTGCGGCGAACTTCCTCAACTCACCGACCGTCAGTCCGAAACCTTCAGCCAGCATTTGTCCCAAGACCACGTTGTTCTCGAGGACCGAGCGTAATTCGTCACCTGCCAACTTACCGCTCGCGATACCCTGGGCGAACTGACGCGCCGAGTTGGCCGCTTCTTGTGCGGTTGTTCCACTGAGCGTGAAGGTGTTAGTTACCACCTGAGTGACCGCTGCGACCTCTTGCTGCGTTACTCCGAGCTTCTCACTCGCTTTCGCAAGCCGCTGGTAAAGAGTTCCAACCGCCCCGATCTCAGCACGAGACTCCTTAGCGATCCGCTTAACGTCCATCATTGCGTACTTGACGTTCGTTGCTTCGGTATACACCGCGCCCAGCTTGTTTCGCATGTTCTTCATTTCATCAGCAGCTTCAGCCAACTGCGCGAAACTGAACGCGCTCGCCAGGCCAAGACCCATCTGCGCCAGGCTCGAACTGAACATATTGGCCTGATTACGCATCGTGCGAGAAAAACTTCGCGTTCGAGCGTCGATCTTGTCCATATCCTTACGGAACTGGGCAGAGTTCATCTGCAATCGAACTGCAAGAGTTCTTAATACAGTGGTGGCCATATCTAATCCTTGTTAGTCATCTTCCAGCGAACGATTTGGTTTCTTAAAAGCTGCCGAAGCCTTTCAGCTACAGGACGCATCTTTGCGTCAGAAAAAGCTGGTCGAATAAAGGGCTGCGGTGGGAGGGGGCCAAAAGCTGAGTCTTCTGTTCCGAACTCAACCTGGAGCGCGTAGATCGGACGCTTCTTCCCTTTCTTTGTTTCTCGATTACCACTTAGACCAGCACGGACATCGGTGTATACCGATCCGCTTCTCCTGGTCCTCTCGTGTCCAGCAAAAGACGCTGGCCAAAGCTTCACCGAATTGAGCAGAGCGCCTGTATCTACAATGGCGGCCCCGTTCTTGGTGTTCTCGGAGTGAGCACCAGTACGAAGGTTAGTTTTAACCTCGCCCATGACTGGCATCATCGATGCTCTAACTGCCGTGTATCCTTTTTGCGTGGCAAGCTCACGACCCATCCGCTCAAGATCTTTATCGAGAGCATCAAGGCCGTGAACGCCAAATCGCAAGTACGTCTTCCCCCGTATCTTTACCTCTTCAAAATCTTTAGCCATCAGCATTCCCTGCTAGTCGTTTGAAGATTGCAATCTGTTGCTCGTTTGTCTGAGTACGATTTGAGTGTTGTGAGTACAGAGGAAAGAAGTCTTTAGGCTCCGCAGCTTTCCCACCTTTCTTGCCGCCATTAACATTGACAAGCATCGAGGTGATCATTCCTGCACGGTAGTCTTCTCTTATCGAACCCCAAGGCTCGAGGCTGAAAAAGACCATCCATTCCTGAAGCTCGAGAGCCTCCATGTGCGTCTCAAGCTGCCTAACTGTCATTCCCAGTTGCAACGCTAGTCGAAACTTGAAGCGCCTTACTGGGTCTCGGAGTTTCCCTCCGCGATGCCTAAGTCATCGTCGCCCATGCCAGACAACTTCCTGCACTCGTCGAACAGCCTGTTTACAACCAGTGCATTCTTCTCGCCTAGCTGCTTCGCATCGCTGCTCTTAAATATGCGGTTTCCGTCCTCGTCGATGAGGCAGTTGACGACCATCTTTGCACGCATGTTTGTCAGATCTTTGTTGATCCCAACTGATGCCTCGAACTCGTCTCTCTCCGACGCTGACAAGCCTCTCAGCCTGACAGAGCCACCCCACTCCGGTACTTCTACATCCACATAGTTGAAATCTACTGCGCCTAAAATTTGGTCTCGTGTTAAAGCCATCATTTCCTCCAGTCAAAAAAAAAACGAGACCCCCGAAGAGGTCTCGCTTGGTCGTTAGCCGCCTAACGTTCCGTCAAGATCGAAAGTAACGCCTTGGTCAATCGTGATAGTCACGTTTGCCGTTACTACGTCCTCGAGGGGTTGCGACAGTGCGTAGCTTGAGATGTAGCCAGAGAAGGTACACGCAGCAACTTTAGTGTTTGCTGGTACTGCATCTGTCGGTCCATCTTGCCAAACTACAGCAAAGTAGGTCTTAGCACCTGAATCGTATGCTGTTCGAAGTAAAGCCGCTGCCGCAGCAGTTGCGTCAGGCACCCAGTTAAGGGTGATGTCTACAGTGCCGCTTGCCTTTTGACCAGGAAGCTGACTCTTATAGTCCGAGCCATACGAATTTATTTCTATCATATTGCGAGATAACTCAATATCACCTATTGAGTTGACCTCACCAACTAAGTCGCCAGCAGCCAAGGACTCTAATGCTAGAGCAGTAGTCTTGGCGTAAAGCGAGGTGCGCTGACCCGTAAAAGGGGTCGAAATCACAGCCATGTTAAATCTCCTTTGCGATGAGGGTTATGTCTAGGGTTGAGCTATAAAGCTCGATAAAGCTTTCGTAATCATTAATAACGTTCTGAACACGACTGCCAGTAATCATGCTGCCCCCTTCTTCGACTCCAAGACCCTGAAATAGATTGATCAGCGCCTGGACGATCTGGCGCATAACGCCATAGGTCTCTGAGTAGACAGAGATGTCTACTGAGTACCTTTTGATCGCAGAAGTGCCGCCAGCTACCTTGTCAGGTGCGCCATCCCAAACTTTGTAAACAATGCAAGGCTTAGTAACGTCCTG